CCCGACGCGTCGGCCCCGACGAGCTTCCAGCCGGGCCGGGCGCGGAACAGGCTGCGGCACTCCCAGCCGTACCCGCCCACCCAGCCCAGCTTGGGCTTCTTGGTCGCCTTGTCCTTCGACACGCGCGGAACTTGGGTGACGTTCGGCTTCGAGTGCGTGCATCGTCCAGACACGGCGGCGTTGTGGTTGACGTAACCGTGGATGCGCCCGTCAGGCTTGACGAGCTTCGTCCACGCCGCCTCGCCCTCGGACAGCATGCCGAGAATCTTCTGGACCTTGAAGTGCTCGCGCAGGTCTTCCGTGCCCGGGAACGTGAGCGTGGAGATGATCTTCTCGGTGACCTGCGGGTGTCCGGTGGGGCTGTACTCGACAGGCTTCCAGCCGTGCCGCTCCATGAGGTGTCGGGCGACGTGAGTGCGGGAGCCGGGGTTGAAGATCGTCGTGACGACCTTCGACTTCTTCTCCTTACGCTTCGGCGTGATCCAGGTCTTGGTGTCGACGAACGGAGGAATCTCGCGCGCCAGCTTCGACTCCAGCACGGCGCGGCGCGAGATCAGGTGTTGCTCCAGAGCGGACGCCTTATCCATGTCGAAGCAGAACCCGTTGAGCTGCTGCTCCATGATGCGCGCGGCAAACTCGTTCTCCAGATGTAGCGCCTTGAGGCTCACCTTGTTGTTGACGAGCGCCTTGTCGATGACCTTGAACAGCTCGTGCGTGACGCGGACGTCCTGAACGCAATAGCGCAGCATCGCGGGCGACAGGGTCTTCCAGTCGGTCTGCTTGCCGAAGTCCGACTTCTGGCACAAGAGCCGGTAGCCCCACGCCTCCAGCGAGTGGCGGCCGAAAAGCTGCGGCGGAAGTTTGTTCTTGCCCATCGCGCGGTTGATGTGGTCGCGCGCTTTGATGACCTCGTCGGGCCAGATGACCGACGCGCCGACCTTCGTGTCGATGACGTCGAAGCGACGAGGCATCCCGTAGAAGCGGTTGAGGACGACCTCGTCGTAGCCCACTATGTAATGGCCGGAGCGCATCGTCGCCTCAGTCAGCGCGCGGACGCCGTCGGCAACAGTGCCGGCCGGCGGATACTCGGGGCAGTCGAGCGGCACGTCGTAGTAGCAACGCACGAGGCCCGTGTCGATGTCGCGCGTTACGATACAGTGGACTTTGGAGACGGTGTCGAGTAGACCGTCGGTCTCGATGTCGTAGATCAGCCGGGTCATGTGCCGCCCTTCTTGCGGCGCTCTTGCGCCGCGACCATGTTCTTCCACTGTCGATCCCAGCGCGCCTTGCTGTCGGACGTCGAGCACTGTTTGCAAAGCGTCGCTCGGCGCGAGCGAGGAGACCCGCAGCGGGAGCACGGGTACTTCCGCTCAGACATCTTCACCAGCCTCGACCGGGTCGAACTCCGTCTTGCGCTCCTTGAGCCGACCCGTGTCGCGGTCGTAGACCATCTCGCCGGCCTCTCCCGTGTCCCCAGTGTGGCGGCACTTGAGCACGCGCAGCTTCGAGATGTCCCTCGCCTCTTCGTCCTGTTGGTCGCGCTCGATGCTGACGACCGTGTGGCTGAGCTGCGAGATCGAGTGCGACCCGCGCAGGTCGGACAGCGTGACCGCCTTGCCCTCTTCGTGCGGCTTGCCCTCGGTGCGCTTGAGGTGGGACACGAGGATGATGCACACGTTCATCTCCTGCGCCATCGACGCGATTGCCGTCATGGTCGCGTCGAGCGTACGTCGCTCGTCGGCCTCCACGTCCATCCCCGACACGACGATGGACAGGTGGTCGAGCACGACGAAGCGCACGCCGAGCCCCTTGACCATGTACCGAATCTTCGACAGCAGGTTCTTCGAGTCGACGCTGCCGAAGTGGTCGTAGAACACGACGTTGTCCTTGATCGACGCCCACAGCTTCTTCAAATCGGGCGTGACGATCTCGGAGTTCGCGCTGAAATGCAGCGGCTTGTCGGACAGGATCGACAGCAGCCCGAGCGCGCTGCGTCGCACGCTCTCCTCCAGAGCGATGTAGCCGATCTTGTTGCCGGTCAGGATGAGGTGCATCGCCAGCTCGCGGCAGAGGGTCGACTTGCCGGCGCCAGTGCCCGCGACGAGGGTCACGACTTCGCCCTGGCGGATGCCCCTGGTCTTCTCCTGGAGACCCGAGTGGGGCCACGACACGCTCTGCGCGAGGTCCTCGCGGACGATCTGCTCCCACACGTCGTCGCCGGCGATGACGTCGTCGGGCCGGTAGCACTTCGCGCCCCACATGCACGAGACCAGCTCGTCGACGCGGCCCGCCTTGAGCATCTCGTTGGCGTCCTTGAGAGGCAGCGTGGCGATGTAGCCCTTGCCGGGCGACAGGACCTCGCAGCACTCGACGGCGGCCTTCTTCCCAGGCTCGTCCATGTCGAGCATGAAGATGACCTTGTCGAACTTCTCCAGGAACTCGACGTCGTTGGCGACCGCCTTCTTGCCCGACTGCGCGCCGTTCGGCAGGGACACGACGGGCCACTTGTTGCCCTGCGCCTGCGACATCGACAGCGCGTCGATCTCGCCCTCGGTCACGACGATCATGCGGCCCCCGTCTTTCCACAGGTGTTTCCCGTAGAGGCCGGCGGGCTTGATGTCGCCGAGGATCAGGAACTCCTTGGCCTGAGTGCGCAGCTTCTGTCCGCACACGACTCCCTGGTCGTCGTAATACTGGGCGACCTGGACCATCTCGCCGTTGAACTCGGCCGCCCCGTAGCCCCACTTCTCGCAGGTGTCGACGCGAATCCCCCGCTTCGTCAGCGAGATCGGGGTGACGCTCAGCAGCTTGGCCTTGCTCTTCTTGCCAGCCTTTCGAGCGACCGGCCGCGAGTCCTGCGACTCCCCGTTTGCCTGCGCGGAACGGGAGACGTTGCAACTGTAACAGTGGAATCCGCCATCGGGGTAGATCCACCCGGCATCCGAGGAGCCGCAGGATTCGCAGGGGACGTGCATGTCAGGCCAGGACGAGCTTGACGGGAAGGATGGAGTAGTTGAAGGCCTCGCTGCCGATGAGCCGCTTGGCGTGCGCCAACGCCGAGGCGGTCTTCTTGAAGACCCGAGCCTTCTCCAGATCCTTGACGAGGACGGTCGCCGCACGGTGGGACACCGAACTGCGAGCGCCGTGGCCGACGTACCGGCCGCTGATGTTGGACTTGACAACGAACAACTAACTCACCTTCCCTTCGCCGAGGTAGTAGTACCTCGTGTAGCGGTGGCCCGCAGCATCCACCTTCCGTTCCGGCCTGTAGTTGACGACCCCGCGGAGGTCGTACATCCTCGCCGCCAGCCGCTCGATACCGAACACGGTCCGAGCCTCGGCCGGGGAGATCGACTTGCGCCGGCGGAGGTAATCCGCCAGCGCGGCTTTCTGGCTACTCGAAGTCCGCGGCATCGTCGCCGGGTCCCGTCTGCTCGCCGTCGGCTTCGGGCTCGGCCGTCTCCTCGCTCGGGGAGGAGTCGAACTCGTACCCCTCCTCCGCGCCGAAGCCGAGTTCCGCCGCGCTCTTCTTGGCGAACGTCTTGAGGTCGATGATCTGCACGCCCTCCATGCGGAGGGAGATGCCAGCGCCGACGGCCGGCGTCCAGAAGGGAAGGACCTCGAACGCGACGCGGATCTTCGAGCCGCCGCCGACGTTGACGTCCTTGGTGATCTCCTGGCCCTTCGAGTCGAAGAGCATCGGCTTGCGCTTCCAGGGCTTGTTGTTCTTCTTCGACACGCCCGAGGCCTTCATCTTGAAGTTCACGAGCACGTTGCCGGTCTCGTTGCCCTCCTCGTCGACCTCGTCGCGCCACGGAGCCTCGGCGGCCAGGAGCGCCTTCGGCTTCTTGCCGCTCTTCTTGCAGCTCTCGCAGTAGTCCTGGTACTGCTCGTTGTCGACCATCGCCGCCTTGTGGCGCTGGATGAGCGCCTCCAAGAACGTCGCGCACTCGGGGTCGCTCTTGTTGAGCCGCAGCGTGGTCTTCCACACGCCGTGGCCGTCCTTGGAGAACTTGGTGTCGGGCTCGCCCGAGAGGCGGGGCCAGACGGCGACCCCGATCGGCGTGTGCAACGCCTCGCGCTTCTGTTTGTTGCTGGTCATGCGAAAAAGTAGAGGGACTGTCGGACGAGACTGACGTCCAGTTCCCCCCTCTCGGGGACTGGCGGCAGGACAACCCCATCGGGCAGGTTGTCGAGACACTCCTGCCGGAACGTCTCCAGCAGGTCTTTCGAGAACACCTCGGCGTACTGGTCGCGCAGCAGCCCGGCCAGCCGAGGGCAGTCCGCCGCGTGCGTGCCGTACGAGTCGTGGACCATAGCGAGGCTTGTGATGCCGCAGTCGTCGGCGAGGCAGACGGTCTTGGCGAGCACCGCGGCGTCGAGCGAGTGGACGAAGTTCGGAGAGACCCCGTTCATCTGCTTCAACAGGGCGACCTCCTGCGTGTCCTCGCGGTACTTCGTGTACCGAACGACGTCGCCGACCGAGGTCTTGATCTGCTTCTGCTGGAAACGAACGTACGACTGCTTCACCGGAAAGCCGGTGGGCGCCGTCCAGCGAACGGGGATTCCGTTCTCCGCGTGCGTGCGTGCGATGGCGCGGAGCCAGTCCATGCACTCGCGCGCCTTGCCGACCGTCTCGCCGATCGCCTGCCACGCGTGGCGAGCGAACACGACGGACGGGTCGTAGCCGTGCTGAAAGAACTGGCCGGTGCCGCGCTCGCGCTCGCGTTCGCGCTGCCAGTCGCGCGTGTAGTGGACGCACGAGTGGAACGTCGACCCGTAGGGCATCGTCATGACTGCGCGCTTCACCGCCTTGCGCGGCACGCGCCCGTCGCAGAACTCCAGCCACTTGCGCGCCAGCTCGTCGGGGTCGGCCAGGAGACGCGAGGTGGTCTTGTCGGCCACGTCCTGGTAGATGTCACGCGGCCAGGGGCCGGGCGTGACGTTGGTCGCCTCGGCGCCGGACTCGTCCCGCATGAGCAGCGAGAAAATCTGGAGGCCGTTGTTGGACCCGTCCATCGCGACCGGGAGGTGCGACTGGAACGTGGCGGGGCTCTCCAGGTACTCGCCGAACTCCAAGCACCACGCGAGGAACTCCCACGGGCTGTCGGCCTCGGTCCACCAGCGGCAGTCGAAGGGGTCCTTGAAGACGGCCTTGATGAGCGCGACGTGCTCGGCAACCCACCGCCGGCGCTCGTCGAAGGAGACCTTGTCGACGCCGAAGCAGTTGGCCCCGTGGACCTCGAACCACCCGAGCGCCGAGTCGTCCTTGATCGGCTTGCCCTCGGCGAACTCCAGCAGCCCGCGCGCCAGCGACGAGCCCTGCGGGTTGAGGAAGAACGGGACCGGGTAGAAGCGGCCGCGGAAGTCGACCTGATGCGGGTAGTAGAAGCGCGGCTCGTTGGCGAAGCGCTGCGCCATGAACATGATCTTGCTGAACATGACGCGACGGCTGCGGTTGGCGACCACCTCCTGATGGCGGATCGCGGCGCGGCGCTTCCAGTCCTTGAAGACCTCGGGCGACAGCTCGCCCTCGGGCTTCGGGATGCGCGCGAGGTCCTCGCGCGTGGGCAGGTCGGCCAGCCCCTCGCCCGCCTCCCAGGCCGACTCGACGCACTGGAGCACGGTCTTGTTGATCCGCCAGGGCGTCCGCTGGAGGCAGTTGACCGCGCGGTAGACCTCCGGCATGGTCGCCGACTCCAGCGCCTTGACCAGCTCGCGGTCCCGCGTCTTGACCAGCGGCCGGCGCACCAGCAGGTTCGTGTGGTACCCGCCGTCCCACGGGTCGATCCAGTCGTTGGGCACGTCGACCGTCGGCAGGAAGAACGGGAAGAGCGACTCGTGGGCCTCGTTGGACTTCGACAGCCAGTCGAGCGTCTCGTCCGCCGGGACCACGACGAGGCGTGGGTTGCCGCGGGCGTTGGACATCGCCTGGGCGCGCACGAGGCCGGTGTTCTGGATGACCATTTCCAGCAGCGCGACGCCGAGCTGGATGCGGTCGCGCTTCGGGGCCGGGTCGTGCGACACGCCGGCCTTCGCGCAGACGTCGGCGATCATCTTGTCGAACGACCGCTTGGTGGCGCTCTTGTGGCGCTTCTTGAGGTCCGCCCAGGCGCGCGGCGCTTCCTTCGCGAGGCGGGTCAGCTTGACCTCCTCATCGATCGCCGTCCCGATCGCGTACGCGCAGCTTGTGTAGCTGTTGTCGCTGCCGACCGAGTCCAGGATCATGCGCACGGCGATCATGGCGACGACGGCCGGGCGAAGGGGAGAGGCGATGGCGTACCCGAGCGGGTTCTTCGCGCGCCTCTTCTTCGACTTGGCGAACCACTTGGACACCGCCTTCTCGGTCGAGCGGGTGGCCTCCTTCAAGAGCCGCCGGCCGGTCACCGTGTTGGCCGTCCTCCGGTTGCGCAGCGCGGCGTGGTACTTCGACCAGTAGCGCTCGCGGCCGAGGTCGGCCATCGTCTTCTCCAGAGCGATCTCACGATCAGTCGTCGTCCTCAACGTCGTCCTCGTCTTCGTGTTCAGGGTCCGGCGGAGTGGGATCGGATGGGGCGTCCTTCTTGAAGCCCTGCTGCTTGATCTTGTTCGTGCAGTTGATGAGCGTAATCATGCCCGACGCGAGCACGGCGGTCAGGTCTTCGCTCAACGACTGGCGTTCGAAGATGGCGTAGCCGGTGACCCGGGGCGTGTTGTGCCTGACGGTGCGGGTCGGGTAGATGTTGACCTCGACGACCATGTGTCGAGCGTCGTCGGCCGTCGCGGGGTCGCTCATTTGCTTCCGGCAGGGTCCTTGGAGAGCGGGCGAGCGTGCGGGCGGTGGTGAACGAAGCGCGAGTTGCGGAGCCGCGTCTCGAACTCTCGCGCGACGTTGCGGGCGAAGTACGCCCACGCGTCCTCGCTGTCGTTGCCGAACAAGTAGGGCGTCTGGGTGCTGATGTCGAGCCCGATGTGGAACACGCAGCGGTCGGGCTCGCTCTCGTTGAGTAGCACGGCGATATGTCGCGTGACGACGTCGGCGTACCGCTTCTCCGCTTCGGATGCGCCCAGCCTCAAGGCAGCGACCTCGGCCTTGAGCGGCTCCACGGTGTTCGAAAGTCGAGCGACCGTGTCGGAGAGCCGCTCCGCGACGCCCTCAGCTTCCGCGCGAGCTTTGCGCTCGGCTCCGAGCTGAGCCAGCGCCGAGCACAGCTGGTCGGAGCGGTTGTCGAAGAGCTTGCGAGAAACGAAGGGGAGCTTCATGCGAGCGTCTTGCGAGCCTCTTCGAGGAGTCGACTGACCTCCTGCAAGAACACCTTTTCGACCGCGGTGGGGCTCATCTTCTGGATCTGCTCCAGGTCCGAGAGCACCCCATGCCCGCGCACCGCGAGAGTCTCCCGCTTGAGCGTCAACGGCTTCGACGGCGACGTGAACAAGAACTTCTCGATCTCGAACGCCATGATGTCGGCCGACTTGACGAGATCCTGGAGCAACGAAGACTTGGGGAGCTTGGCCCAGTCCTGCAACCCGAACAGCGAGATCAGGACGATCTCGTCGATCTTCTTCTCCCACTCGCGGTACGGGACGCCGACCGAATCGAGCAGCGTCTTCATCGGCTTCGTGATGTCGCCGAGGTAAGCCTCGTGCGCGTCGTGCAGCAGGCCGAAGAGCTGGAGAAGCGGACCCTCTTGGCGAGCAGCGAGGATCTTGCTGACCAGCAGCGAGTGCTGGGCCACGGAGAACGGCGTTGGCGAGTGGCCGTTGTAGCGGTTGATGAGCGACAGCGAGTGCGCGACGTCGTCGATGCAGAAGCCTCGGAAGATACCGAGCGATCCCATCAGATGTTCCGTCGACTTGTAGTCGAGCCTCTTGCCTGTGAACGTCGTCAGGATGTTCGGGGAGTAGATGTCGGTGTTCATCGCTTGGTGGAGAGCCAGATGCGCCGGTGGAGGCCGTTGATATCGAGACGCGGGCCGAATCGGAAGTGCCGAGCGCCGAAGAGACGGACGGCGACGAAGTAGACGTGGGCAGCGAGCCAGTCGAAAGGCGCGAGCAGCTTCGGCGACCGGCCGGTGTGGCGGGCGTGCTTCGCCGAGTCGAGCATGAGGTCCAGGAACAGCGCATCCGCCGTCAGCCGGTCCCACTTGTTGCCGCCCGCGATGTACAGCAGATCGTGGAAGCAGCACGCGGGGCCGAAGCTGAACTCGGGCGGGTTGATCCTGCCGCCCTTCGCCCCGCACCCGTTGACGCCGAGCTTCAACAGGTCCTTCTTCGACCGCGAGCGGAAGAACTCGGCGAGAGACTTGACCCACGCTCGCTTGTGGGGCGGGACGAGAAGGCGGACGTGCAGACGCATGTCAGATGTACTCCAGGATGGCATCGCGGGCGTTCATGTTGAAGAGGTCTTCCAGCTTGAGGCGGGCCAGACCCTTCGCCACCGTGAGGGTCGGCGCCACGCCGTCCCCGAGACAGCCGCCGATGCCGTCGTGGATGGCCCATTGGTACTGGCGACGGTCGAGCGGGTCGACGTTGATGCGGATGCGGTAGGTCTTGTCGAAGATGGGCTTCTCGACGGGCTTGCTCGGCTCGACGGAGGCATTCCTCTCTGCCTCCAGGTCGATCTTGAAGCGCTGCCGCTCGGAGTCGCTCATGCAGAACTGGACGACGTGGAGACGCGTGCTGCCGATCTCGGACGACCCTCCGCCCCGGCAGTCGAAGCCCGTGTAGTCGCAGCCGGCGCGAGCGACGAAGTAGCGACCGTCGTGGAGCCTGCCCCAACAGATCCAATCCGGGCCGTCGTTTTCGCCTTCTTCTGCGCCCAGAAGCTCGGCGATGTCGGTGAGCTTGACGTCCGAGTACGGACCGCCGTCCTCGTCCCCGAAGAGCTGGTCCCAACCGTAACCGCGAAGATCACTGATGTTCATGCTAAGCTCCTGTTCCTTTCGACTGAACAGCCGGATCTGTTGAACAACCGAACGTGGACTCGAACCACACCCAGAACACCCGATGGTGCCTGGAGCACAACTCGATCGAACGCTTCTTGAAGTGCCGACCGGCCGTCGTCTGCTCCCCGTAGCGGATCTCAGAGGGCTCCGCGCAGCGCGAGGCGCAGCAGAAGCCTTCCTTGTGGGGACCGCCTTTGAGTGTGAACGGGAGGGTCGTCATGCGATGTGAAGGAGAGGAGCCCGGCAGAACATGGGCATCGACCGCCGGGCTCCTCTTGGCAGCATGCCAATTACTCTCGACCGGCTCAGCCGCACTTCTTGCGCGAACGAATGGCCTTCTCGCGAGAAAGCAGCTCGCTGTCGTGCCGGAGCTTCTGGATGGCGGCGACGGATTGATCGGCCAGGGCGCTCACCTGCGCCCGGGATTCGACGACCACCGCCGCCAGTGCCGTGCAGCTCTTCTCGATCTCGCGGGCACGCTTCGACTTCGACCGAACGAGCTGGTCCAGCGCCCCGCGGAGCGCGCCGTCGAGCGTCCCGTAGTAGCCGATGACCGTCGCGTTGCCTTCCGCATCGAGGCGGTCGGCGTCACGAAGCAGCCACTGGCGCGAGTCGGCGGAGAGCTGGAGCTTCATCGCTCGATGGCCTCAGGCGCCCGAGGGCTGGCTGGCCTCGTCCGCTTCCTTCTGCGCCACCGCCTCCTCGGCGGTCTTCTTGAACAGCGACTTCATCCACGCCTGCTCGGCGTCGGTCGCCCCGCTGCGGCCCTCCACGAAGCCCGACAGGAAGGCCTGCTGGAGCCCGTTGACGATCATGTTGAAGCACGCGCGCATCGCCGCGAGCTGGAGCGCGAGGTTGTTGCGGTCGTCCTGGAGCGCCTTCACCGCCGGCACGTTGAGGTCGTAGTCGGTGTGGCAGGCGTCGGTGCATCGGGCCTCCTCGATGCTGGTGCGGCCGTACTCGTCCTTCTGGAGGTAGAAGGTGAGCGCCTCGCTGGGCTTGCGGCCGCAGTTGAGGCAGAGGTAGGGTTCGCCGGGGGTCTGCATTTCGGGCTCGGGCATTAGGTCTCCTTGTCGTTGGCTGCGTTGAGTTCGCGGCACACTCTGTCCGCGTTGTACTTCTTCTGGAACATCTGAGCCCCGCGCCCGTTCACGATCGCGACGCCGTTGGCGTCCTCGATGTAGTACCGAGCCGGAGAGCCGCCGTCCTCGACGGTGACGACGCGGTAGGGCTTGGGCTGAATCACCACACGCTCTCCAGCGCGACGCAGATGGCGACCACCGCGGCGACCTCGCGCTTGCGGTGCCACTCGAAGGTGCCATTGCGCAGGCGCCGGCCACTGTGCTTCGCGTCGATCCTGTCGCGGAACGCCTTGGACTTCCACTTCTTGAGCGGATGGCGCTCACATTCGAGCACGAGTGTCTCCTCGCCGGTCACGCTGTCGACGAAAAACTCGCCATCGATGCAAGAGCCGATGAAGAGAAACTTCCGCGGAAAGTCGGCGGACGGACGAATCTGAATCACGAGTTCTTGGCCTCCAAGCAAGCAGCCGCCGCGTTGACCTCGCGATCCCCAACGTGGGCATACCGCATCGTCACGCTGATGTTCTTGTGGCCCAACCAGCGCTGCACCACGGGCAGCGACACGCCGGCCTTGATGAGTCGCGTCGCGCAGGTGTGGCGGAGCGCGTGGGGCACGAACTGCTCATCGAGCGTCAAGCCCATCGCGTGGCGCACGCCGGACCACTCGCGGTTGACCTGCGAGTGCGAGAGCGCGAACGGCGTCCTGTGCCCGCTTCCGCATGCCTCTAGGGCGCGCAGGGTCAGCGGCACGGTGCGCGGCGAGCCGCTCTTGGACTCGCGCACGACAACCGATCGCGACCCCACGTCGACATCAGCTTGGTCCAGCGAGAGTGCCTCGCCAACACGCAGCCCGGTGTCGAACAGGAACGCCCACAGGTCGGCGCAGATGGGCAGCGAGAGCGCCCGAAGGCGCGCAAGCTCTGCTTCCGACACGATGCGCGTCCTGCCGCCCTTCTCCTTGAGCCTGGGTAGACGAAGGGGAGCGCCCTGGAGTAGTCCTGCGCCGGCCGCCGAGGCAAGCACCCGGCCCAACGCACTGAGCTTCCGGTTGATCGTCGCGTTGGAAAGCCCACGGGCCTTCAAGGCCAAGACGGCGGTGCTCACCAGCCGCGCGTCCACTTCCTCCAACTTGATCCCGGTCGGCAGCATGTCGACCCACTCGCGGGCGTTCGCCAGAGCGCCCCCTTCGTTCTTCGTGCCTAACCAGTGGACCCGGATGGTGTAGTTGACCGCGTCTTCCAGCGTCGGGCGAGCGCCGCCCGTCGAGGTCGTCAGTTCCGGCCGCAGGGTTCCAGTGTTGGTCACGAGAGCATCAGCCGGGTACCCTCAGGAAACGAACAGGAGATCCACAGGAATCTGTTAGAGAGGAAGAAGTGGAGGGCGTCTGGGGATGGTGATGCTGGGGAAAGGGGAACTAGAGGAGGGTTGTAGAGAGAGGGTAAGGAGGATCAGTAAGAGGGAGAACTGGTAGAGAGCTGGTGGAGAGCTAGTAGATCAGGAAGCAGAGTGCTAGTAGATCCACTAGTAGTCTTTCAGCCCCCTATCCTAGCGGGCTCTGCGCACGAGCAGCAGAGAGGACAAGGCGTGGTCGAACAGGCGGCTCCGCCGCCAGAGCGGACAAAGCAGGTCCGGGTCGATCTGGCAGCCTGTCTGCCAGAAGGGCAGGTCGAACTGCCGGAGTGGCAGGAAACGGGGCTTCTGGAAATCCTGAGGGAGCCAGTTCGATCCGCCGGGCTCTCGGGCTAGGCGTGGTCTCCAGGCGGAGCGGATGGGCTGCCCTGCCCTGGACTGGAATCCGACAATGGCTCACGAATTCACCTCCACCGACGGGCTCGCGCTCGCGGTTCGCCCGGCGTGGCACGGCCTGGGCGTCGTCCTCCCCGAGGCCCCATCCATCCCCGAGGCCTTCAAGGTCGCCGGGCTCGGTTGGCGCGTCGAGGACCGCCCGGTGTTCCGGCAGCTCCCGACGTCGACCTTCGACCCGGAGAAGCAAGTCTGGACGCCGACGTATGAACAGGTCGACGGCGTCAAGGAACTCTATCGTGGCGACACCAAGGAACCCTACGGCGTCGTCTCCGACGGATTCCAGGTGTTCCAGAACGAGGACCTCGCGGCGCTCGCCCAGGCCCTTGCGGAGGACGGCACGATCCCCAAGGCCGAGTCCGCCGGATCGCTCAAAGGCGGCCGCCGCGTCTGGCTCCAGGTCCAGACGGGCACTTTCCTCGCCGGCCCGCGCGACCGCGTCGTGGAGTACCTGCTCTTTTCCAATGCGCACGACGGCTCGGGCGCCTTCCGCGTCATCCCGACGACGGTCCGCGTCGTCTGTCATAACACGCTGACGGCGGCCGAGAGCCGCGGCGGAGACCTCGTGCGTATCCCGCACAAGTCCGGACTCCCGGCCGCCGTGCGCGCGGCCAAGCCTCGCATCCTCGCGGCGCTCCGCCAGGGCGAGACGCTCCGCGGACAGGTCCAGGCGCTGGCGGCGCGCAAGCTGTCCGACGACGACGTCCGCAACTACTTCCGCAGCGTGTTCCAGACGCTCTGGCCCGACAAGCTGGCGGAAGCCCTCAACGGCGATCGCGCGGCGGCCGCGGAGGTGCAGCTCATTCTCCAGGGCTGGATCAACAACCTGCGCTCGCCCCGGAACATCGATACCGGCACGGAGGGTACCGCGTGGTCCGCGCTGAACGCGGTCACGGAGTGGGCGGAGTACGAGCGCGCCGTCCGCGTGCCCAAGGGCGAGACGGCGGACTCGGCCCGGGCATGGTCGCGCCTCTTCGGGCGGGGGCAGGAAATCAAGGCGGCGGCGCTGGGCAAGGCCTTGGCGGTGCTGGCGTGATTCCCGAGGTTATCACGTCGAGGTGGCTTGCGCGGCATGAGGCGTGCGCCGAACAGCGCGCCCTGTTTCGCAAGGTGTTCCCGAAGGGCGCGAAGTCGAGCGTGCGGAACATCCGCAGGGCAACCAAAGCCGGGCTTTCTGTGACGTGGATGGTCGCTATGCTCTCGCCCGAGGCGCGGTCCGCCTACAACGCGGCCACCGCCCCGGCGCGGTCCGCCTACGACGCGGCCATCACCCAGGCGCGGTCCGCCTACAGCGCGGCCACCGCCCCGGCGCGGTCCGCCTACAACGCGGCCGTCGCCCAGGCGCGGTCCGCCTACGACGCGGCCATCGACCCGGCGTGGTCCGCCTACAACGCGGCCGTCGCCCAGGCGTGGTCCGCCTACAACGCGGCCGTCGCCCAGGCGCGGTCCGCCTACGACGCGGCCATCGCCCCGGCGTGGTCCGCCTACGACGCGGCCCGCGCCCAGGCGGGGTCCGCCTACGACGCGGCCCGCGCCCAGGCGGGGTCCGCCTACGACGCGGCCGTCGCCCCGGCGGGGTCCGCCTACGACGCAGCCGTCGCCCAGGCGCTGTCGTCCGCTATCCGCCTCGACCGCAAGCTGGCCCGAAAGGCGGGTGCCGCGTGAGGGCGCCCAAGTTGAACGAGGCCCTCGTGCAGTACGCGGAGGAACGGCTCGCGCTCCAGGCGAAGCGGGCGCGCAACGCCCACCCGGACTTGTGGTCCGAGGGGGTCTCATGGTACCGCATAGAGGCGGCCCGCTTGGCGGGGATGGCGCTTGCCTTGGGCGTCCCCGCCGGGCTTCTCACGGCGGCCGCGGCGGCGCTTTCTCCGGGCAATTCGTGGAGCGTCCTACTCGACCGGCTCCCCGATTTCGTCCACGCGGTGCGGGCCGGCGAGGGGAACTGCAAGGCGTGGCCGCCCTCGTTCCCCACCTACACGGCCAACCGATGGAAGGCCCTGCGGCTGGTCCAGGGCGTCTCCGCGCCCGAGGCCGAGGTCCGCGGCCGCAAGGTGCGGGCGTTCTACGAAGCCCTCACGGGCGACACCTACGCCGTCGTGCTCGACCGGCACTCCAGCCGCCACGCTCTGGACAAAGAAGCGCTGACGGCGGGCGAGCACCGCGCCGCGGTCGAGGCATTCCGGCGCGTGGCCGCGTCCCTAGGCGTCAGCCCGCGGGATCTCCAGGCGGCGTTGTGGACTGTCGACGTCGGGGCCGGCGGCGACGCCGGCGGGGCGAGGGCGAAGGCGGGTCAGCGCGGGCTGGCGGAGGTCCAGGGCTAGTGGCGCACCTTCGACTACTCGCTTTCCTGCTCGTCTCCGCCGCGGTCCTCGCGCCGTTCCTGCTGCCGCCGCCGTCGCCACCTCCGCGGCACCCGTAGGCGGCCGGGAAGGCCCCTAGCGCCGCACTTCGCCCCGTCCGGGTGTCAAACGACGTCCGGGCGGGGCGCGTCGTTCCTGCAAGGTCCTGGAGGCCTTCCCCGGGGTGGACAATCCAGCGGGCCGGGGTGGACAATGCGGCGGCCGGCCCCGGGCGCGCCCTGGGCGGAGCCTGCCATGGCGGCAGGTGCCATGGCGGCAGGTGCCACAACGGCGCACGCCAAGATGGCAGAGATGCCGAAATGGCGGTCGACTGGGCGCCGAATTGGCAGCAACGGCTGCCGAAATGGCGCTTCGCTCCAGACGCTCCAGGATCGCCCAGGATCGAAGCGCGCCGAGGACGACCCGGAAGGCCTGGAACGAGCGAACGTCGAAATCTTCGCACTAGTGCGTAGGCGTCTCATTTGTGGGAGCGGCGCGGAATCCGGGATTTGCTATAGACGAGGTGCCGTCACGTCGATAGAATTGGGTAGCCGCGCGCGAGACGCCCGGCCGCCTTGGAGCGCCCAGGGCGAGGACAGTTACCATGCAACCCTCGATTCTCATTCGCTTCTCTGTCGGGTGCTACCGATCGGACGACAAGCCCGAAGACCGCTCCCGCGTCAGCATCGCCCTCCGCGAAGCCGCCATCGTCAAGACCTTCTCGGCGGAGCTTCCGCTGCTCGCCCAGTCCGGCGGGCGCGTCATCCACGGGATCGGACTGTGGGCCGGTGAGCTGGAACCGTGCCTGTTCCTGGAGACTGTGCAGCTCCTTAGCTCGTCTCAATCGTCCCTCGACCTTGCGAGGCAGGTCGAGTACTTGCGGAGCTGGTCGACCCGTACGGCGCAGCGACTCGCCGTGGCCGCGGTGCAAGACGTCGTGCTCGTTGAGATCCTGGAATCCGACAGCAGGCTCGCCCAGCTCGTCAGCAAGCCCGACGCGGAGGCGGCCCAGTGATCCCGCGCCGCGATGCTCCCGAGTTCCTGGGCACGTCCGGCGTCGGCCAGCCGCGCCCAGCGTTCGAACCCCGACGTGACCCACTGACGGACCCTCTCGCCTGGGCGAGCAAGATCGGCGCTCGGGTGACGTTCTGGGTCGACGGATGGCATACGACAGGGCAGGTTGTGGATGTTCGCCTCACCTATGGGCGCGTCCATCTGGACGTCCAGCAAGACGCCAACCAAACCCGTCGGCGCTGGATCGACGCGGAGCGCGTGCTCCAGGAGTGTCGACCGTGAAGACCGCTTCCGATCCGCGCCCGCCCGCCGAGCGCATCGACGACGAACCCCCAGGAGACCCGGAGGTCCCCGACTGCCCCGCTTGCGGATGCGTCGAGAGCTTCCTACTGGGCAGCCTCGGGCGCGTCCAGCACTGGCGCTGTCGCGCATGCGGGGCGACGTTCGGCCTCGGGAGGCGAGCATGATCGCCCTCGCTTGGATAGCCGGCGCGCTCGTGCTCGGGCTTGTTGCCACGCTTGCCACCCTGGAGCCTGACGAGCGTGAGGGGCTGAAACCCCGACGCTACCGCAGGCGCCGCTAGGGCAAAACGAAGCCCGGCAAAAAGGCAGCCCACGCCCAGGTAACGCACCCGGACGTGGGCAGCCTCGTTCCTGGGAAGCCCGGCCGCTGACGGACTACCAATCCGTCACCAGGGATCGCGCCCACGCGCCGTCCAGGCCGCCACATGCTGCCAGAATGGCAGCCCGCCGCGTCTCCTCGCTTCGCTCGTCGACCATCAGTCGCCCTCGCTTCGCTCGGACGCCTTGTTGGCCTCGGCCATAGGCCTCGGCGCCCTCTGCGGACCTCGGCCTGTCGGCCTCGGACCCTTTGCAGCTCCCCTCTGGGGAGCCCGGGCCTGCCCTTCGGGCAGTCTGGCTGCCAATTCGACAGCCCCCAGAGGGGGGACACCGGGACAAGGCTGCTCGTCAACCCCTGGTGTCACATTTTTCTCCAGAAAGTGCGTCCGGCGCGCTGCTACGGCCCGCGGTGCGGCATGATCCCGTCCATGACCCGCCCCCGGCTCGTCGGGACGCCCTTGTTGGTCGTGGCGATGTTCACCTCCGTCTTCCGGTTCCCCGCCGGCGCCCCCTTGACCGCGATCGGGACCATCTTCCCGTCGATCTCGACCGCCGTCGGGGCGCTCTGGCTCTCCGCCACCGCCCCCTGCGGACTCGGCTGGACCGCCTGCTGCGCCCCGCCGGCGAACGGCAGCGGCTGGGGCCGGTTGCCCGAGACGATGGCCGCGATGGCGCCCGGGAGCGCCTCCGCGAGCGCCTTGGCGACCTCCTCGCGGCACAGCTCGCCGATCTCGGCGGCTGCCTTGGCGATGGCCCGCTCGGTCGCCTTGCTGACGACCGCCCGCAGGGCCTCGTTGATCGCCGACTGCGCTCCTGACGCCGTCTTCTTGGTCTCGCTCAAGGGATCAGGCTCCTTGCCACGACGTTGTCGCCGAGGTCGAACTTGAAGGTGTGCGCGCCGAAGTTGTCAGCGATCGTCGCCTCGATGCCCGTCTCGTGGGCCTCGCGCTGGATGTGGAACGACCAAGGCTCGCCCGAGTACAAGGGCGCGCCGTTGGCCGAGAGGCGCAGGGCGAAGTGGCCGAGCGGGATCGTCGACTGCTGCGTCGGCGGCTTGGTCGTGATGACCACCTCGGACGCGGGCGGGATGTCCAGGACGACGAGCTGACGATCGGTGGCAACGAACACCTGCGGGTGTGTTGCCGCGCCGACCGTGTGCTCGTTGACGAAGTACGCCGGGCCGTGGTAGGCGACCGTCCCGTTGACCACGACGAAGACGTCGAACGGGATGGGGCGGACGCTCAGGTCGGGCACGGTCGGAGCGGTCGACAGCGTCAGCGCGGCCGCAAGGAGGAGCTTGGGGATCATCACAGGGCCTCCCCGGCTTCGTCCTGCGGCTCGGGCTCCGGCTCCGGCGCGGGCTCGGGCTCCTCGAACGGCAGTTCGGGAGTCAGGACGATGTTCCTCGCGGCCTCGTCGCGGGCCTGGAGCTGGCGGTCGGCGCCGGAGAGCGGCAGGCCGCCGCTGGTGGCTTCGATCTGTGCTTCGGTCATGGTCATCCTCAGAACGCGTTGAGGGCGCTGGTGGGCGCCCGGTTGAGGGTCGACGTGGACATCACGTTGGCCCCGATGTCGCCCCGCTTGGCGGGCGTCTTCTTGGTGTCCAGGCGGGGCATGATGACCCCCCGCGCGGGCAGCGTCGGCTGCTTGAAGCCCCTCGCGCCCCCGCTCTTGTTCGTGCTCTGCCGGCGGCTCATGTGCGCCCCTTCCTGGGCTCGTAGACGGCCCTGTAGATCGAGGCGAACGCGACGCCCCAGCGCGCCCCGTGGTGGCCCTCGGGGTCCTTGTACTCGCCGGCGACCGCGTGCGCCAGCTCGTGGACGAGCAGGTACCGGAACATCTCGACTTCGACGTCGCCGGCGACCCAGATCCGGTGCGTGCCCCGGTCGACCCATGCCTCGCCCATCGCGTCGGCGCGCCCGGGCCGCACCTGGACGTCCAGCTTGAGCCCTTGGAGCTGCCTTCTGGCGCACCGCAGGACGTCCTTGATGATCTCCCGCTGCTCGGGCGACGGCTTCATGCAGCCTACTCCTGTGTCCGGTTGCTGGTCCTAGCGGCCGCTCCGCCCCTGGCGCCCCGACAGGCCCCTGTTGGACCCGATCCAGGTCCGCTCCTCGGACTTCGGGCGCCACGGGAAGATCGCGTAGCGGTCGAACTCGCGCAGCTCCTTGTCGAAGGCCGCCCGCCGGCTGGCCGCGGCCGCGTTGGCTGGGTCCCTGGCGAGGGCCGCCGTGAAGTGCGCCACCGCCCCCGCGAGCGACTCGATGCGGTCGTCGTGGGCGAGGCAGCCGCGCTCGGCCGTCAGGCGCGTCATCTGGTAGAACAGGTGGTAGCGCAGCGCGTGCTCCGGAGGGAGCGAGGGGTCGCGCCACTTGTCGCCCTCCACCACGCCCCGGAAGACCACCAGCCGGTGCTGGTTCATGACCGGCTCCAGCGTGTCGATGATCCGGCGCTCCTTCTGGCCCACCGAATGGACCAGCTCGATGCCGCACGGGTAGATCCGCTGGACGTGCGGCTGGAGCAGCTTGGCGAACATGCCGTCGCCGAAGTTGTCCTCGACCTTGATGAGGTTGACGCCCCAGGTCTTCGCGCGCGTCGCCAGCGTCGTCAGCGTCGAGTCCGAGTAGCCGCCCGGCAGGCCCGTCGCCTCGACGCAGAAGAGGAACCCGTGGACGAGCTTGACGATCGCGTAACCCGTCTCGTCGGCGCCTGTGCCGGACGGGTCGACGTACATCACGCACGGCCCCCAGGGGACCATCTTGCACTCCGGGTCGCGCGCCGGCGAGTAGAACCTGTCGTTGCCCATGCCGTAGAGCGGCAGGTCGTCGATGCGGCACTCGGGCGTGTTGGTCCACACGATGCGCTCGGGCGCGAGGTCGCCGTAGCTCGCCACGACGAGGTCGCGCAGCTTGAGCGGGTATTTCAGCTCGTCGTTGCCCGACGTGTCGAGCATGAACTGGCGCGCGAAGTCGGACTTTCCGTAGGCCAGTTCGCGCTTCGACAGCTCGCCGTCGCCGAAGCGGTCGGGGTCGACCGGCTTGCCCACCAGCGTCGGGTCGTTCTCCAGCGCCTTGCGGATCTCGGGCGCGAGCCGCTCGCCCCAGAGGGCCACCAGACGCGCGTCGGGGTAGCGTGCGGGCCAGATGCGGACCGCGTAGCCGGCCTCGGCGAGCTGGTCGTAGAGCGTGTCCTGCGTCTGTGGCGTGCCCAGCACGACGATGCGGCCGCCCGGGGAGAGCACGGCCTCGAACTCCTTGGCCGAGACGTGCAGCTTCTCCCGGTTCGTGTGCGTCATCGAGTTGTTGAGCGACTCGATGTCGTCCGACAGGATGTCGTCGCCGCGCGAGCCCGTGATCTGGCTCGTGATGCCCAGCGACTTGACCGACGGCTGCTTGGCGCCGCGCGCCGGGCCGACGTCGAAGGACACCTTGGACGCGCGGTCGCGGCCCTGCGGGCTCAGGAAGGCGCACCCGGGGACGTCGCGGATGATCTGGAGGATGAACGTCGAGATGTCGTCCGCGTGCGCCTTGGACGCCGAGACCACCAGCTCCTTGCGATCGGGGTCCCAGTAGAGCCGCCACACGATGAACGCGGCCGCGATCCACGACTTGCCGACGCCGCGGAATGCCTCGACCACGAGCCGGTCCGGCCCGTACTGGAGCCAGTCGGCGATCTGGTACTGGACCGGCGTCGGGGGCGGCAGCCGCAGCGCCTTCCACACGAGGAACAGGAAGTTCTTGAAGTCCCGCAGTCGGGGGTCTCGCCCGAACTTGTCGCTCATCTCATGCCTTCCTCTGAACCGGCAGCTCGCCGTCCTCAGAGCCGAACGGCAGGTGCATCGGGATCACCTTGCCGGGCTCCGGCCGAGCCCCGCCGATCGACTTCATCTCGTTGTCGCTCAGCAGTTGCCGGGCGACGGTCATGAGCTGCGGCGAGACGCCGGTGCAGCCACAGTGCGGGCACGTCCCGACCTTGAAGCGGTTGAGCAGCTCGCGGATCAGCAGGCCGTGCAGCTCTTGCAGCGGCTCCTTCTCGACTTCGGGCTCAGGCATGGTCACTCCGAGATCCAGGCGGAGACGACGGGCGTGCCGGCCGACATGACCGACTTGCACCGCATCTCGGGGAACAGGGTCACGATCTTGACGACCGAGAACTGCGGGTCCGCGTTCCAGTCGGCCTGGGTGACGGTGATGATGTCGTACCACGAGTCCGTGCTCGACATGCGACCCTGGAGCGTCACGGACCCCGTCAGGCCGGTGTTGGCCCCAACCTGGAACACGCCGCTCTTGTCGCGGACGCGCTGGGGGTACAGGATGCCGTTGATGAAGTTCATGTGCGGCGACTGGGTACCGTACTGGCCTGCATCGGTGGACAGGACGGTGCCGCTACCGGCCGCGTTCAGGATCTGGGTGGTGAGTGCCATGCTACTCCATGAGGGTCAGGGCCAGCGTTCCGCCGCCGCCCAGGTAGGTCGTGATGTTCGCGCGCATCTCAGGCCACAGCGGAACGAGTGTGGCCGCGCTGTTGTTCGCGTCGAGATCGGTGTCAGAGATCGTCGTGATCTGGTACCACGACTCGGTCGGCGACATGCGCCCCTCGATCGAGACGATGAAGACCGTCACGAACCCCTGCTTGCGCAGCTTCACGCACCCGTAGGCGTCGTCAACGCGCTGCGTGACGATCGCACCGCCAACCGCGAGATTCCTCGCGGTCAGCATCGGGGTGACGAGACCGTTCATCTCACTCGCCCATCCAGGCGGTGTTGTTCCCGGTCCCGACGTAGGCCGTCTGGTTGGCTCGCATCTCGGGCCACAGGGCCACCAGCCGCGCGATGCTGCCGTTACCGTCGTAGTCGGCCTGGGTCACCGTGGCAATGACGTACCACGAGTCGGTCGGCGACATGCGGCCCTCGATGTTCATGGAGAAGCTCGTGATCGAGCCCACCTTGGAGACCTTGAAGACCCCGTACTGGTCCCCGAGGCGTTGGAGCGCGACTGCGGAGCCCGCGAGGACCCCGTTGGCCGCGTTCAGGAGGTTGGTGACGAGGGCCATTCGGTCACTCCAGAATCCAGGCCGTGAACGTGACGGTCGAGTTGCCGACGGTCGGCAGCACGAGGCGCATCTCCGGCATGAGCGTGACGAGGGTCGCGTACTGGCCGGCGCCGTTGAGGTTCGCCTGCGTGATCGACACGAGGTCGCACCACGGCGCGTTGGGCGAGCTGCGACCTTGCAGCTTCATCGCGCCCGAGGGCGTGTTGAGCCACTCGGTATAGAAGACCCCCATCTCGTCCTTGATCCGCTGCGGGCGGAACAGGGGCAGCTCGTTGCCCGCGTAGGAGCGCGAGTTGTTGAACGACGGGAAGAACGTCGGCTCGATCGTCGTGTCCTGTCGGACTCCGCTGGAGATGCCCGACAGGTACGGCGTGCAGAAGCTCCCGCGCCGCGCGCACTTGATCGTGTGGCCGTTGGCCGGGGGCGACCGGAACACGATCTTGCCGCGGGTCAGGTCGAGGTCGAACGGCGTCGTGGTGTTGTCGACGAAGGCCTCGTTGTCGGTCACGAGCAGGTCGCAGGTCGTCTGGAGCAGGCTCGAATTGGACACGCCCGCTGCGATGCCGGCCGGGACTGGGAACTCGACCGCGACGCCGTCGGCGACCGTGGTGACGTAGTCGGACGCGGCCGCGTTCTCCAGCAGCACGCCCCAGATTTCGCAGGTCGAGCTGGCGCCGCTAATCTGGATGTACGCCTGGAGCGAGCTGGACTGCGACGTGGCGCCGCCGCCGTTCGCGCCGGGGATGAACTCGACCTCCAGCCGCGTCCAGCCGTTGTCGTAGGTGTACGGCATGACGCGGCCAGCGACCGCCCCGCCGGACGACGACAGGAGCGTGATGACTCCGCCGGAGACCGAGAACGACGCGTAGTGGAGGATCGAATTGGTGGCGTCGTTGAGGGCGAGCAGGATCGACGTGCAGGTGCCGGGCTTGAAGAACGCCGACAGCTTCGCCCCGCCGTGCGTGAACGTGCCGGAGGTCAGCGTCAGCGTTCGAGCGCCGGACGCGCCGGCGGTGAACAGGGCCGACGTGCCGAACCCGTACGGGCCGGGAGTGGACCCGGCCACGCAGGTCGAGGTGCCGCCGGCAGTCCAGCCGTTCAACGTCGTCGGAGAGTCGGCCTGGGTGGCGGTCAGGAGGTTGGTGCTTCGCTTCGTGGCGGAGAGAAGGCGGCGTGCTCGGCTCATGGGCTACTTCGACTGAATCAGGTGGATGGCGTAGGGGGCGAGGAAGGCGATGACCGCGGATGCCCCGAGGACCCACGCCCATTTGTTCTCGGCGGAGCGCAGGCGCTCCTCGATCTTTCCGTGCTGCTCGTTGATGTCGCCGATCTGCTTGTCGACGACCCGCTTGGTCTCGCGGAAGTCGGACTGCATGGAGTCCATCTTGCCCTCCAGCCGTCCTACCGCGAGCAGGAGTTCGTTCGTCTCGTTGCTCATCACACACCTCCGGGGATGATGCGCGGATCGTGGCCCGCGCGGAGCATGCGCTTCGTCGTGTTGTAGTCGCGCATGTGCGCCTTGACCTCGGGCGACTCCTTGAGCACCTGCGACCACGCGGCGCTGCGGTACTCGCGGATGACCTCGTTGAGCTTCTGCACGCGCGGCGACTCGAAGTCGCTGGTCGTCACGTCGCTGAGGTTCTGGTACTCGCGCGACTTGATCGTGCGCCGCAGAGCGTCGCGGAGCGTCATGCCGCCGATCTTCACGGTCCCGTGCAGCTCGCCCCAGCGGTCGTAGACGGTCTGCTTGCCATCGGGCATGGTGATGCTCGACAGGTTGAGGCCGTTGACCTCCGGCTTTGGCGTCGTGAACGCGTGGCGCAGACCCACCATCTCGTTCTTGATGAGGTCGTCGGAGACCTCGGTCGTCTGCACCGGAACGAACCAGTCCATCCACGCGTTGACGGCATCGGTTCCAGCCGCCTTGAGGCGCTTGACGGGCTCGCCAAGCACGTTGCGCTGCGGCGGCAGCGTGTCGCTCAGGCCCGGCGTGCGGTTCACGATGGCGTCGAGGATCGAGCGCACGTCGCGCATGTTCTCGTCGCCGACGGGCAGCACGGCCTGACCGGCGAGACTCGGCACGAAGCTCGACGCGAAGCGCTGCATGAACCCGGCCATGTTGCGCTGCGGGTCCTCCATTGCATCGACCCACATCGCCAGACCGGCGAGGTAGGTCTTGTTCGTGAAGTTGTTGGCGGCCGCGTAGGCGATGCCCCAGGCCATCGTCTCGACCTTGCCCTGCTCGTCGACGTGCGCGTAGCGCGCGTAGTCGGCGATGTCGGCGACGGTCCCGATCATCGAAGCGAGTGGGTCCAGGCGAGCGTAGCTGACGTACTGGTTGCCGATCTTGAAGCTGTACGGGAGCCATCCGTTGTCGAGCAGCATGCGGCGCTGCTCGGGGTCCTTCGGGCCGCGGCCAGTGATCTCGCCGGCCGCCGCCTTGTGGTACATGTAGGTCACCACGCCGGCCCCGGTAGCGAGGCGACCGACGGCGTCGGCGGCCTTCTTCGGATCGCCCGAGTTCATCTCCAGGATGAAGCGCGACTTGGTGTTCTCCAGCGCCTTCGCGCCCACCAGCTCGCTCTCGGGGAACACGCGCGACGCCGCAAGGCGGGCCGCGCTGACGAAATCGACGCGCTGCCCGGTCCACTTGATGAGGTTCATCGGCGTGTTGATGAACGGCAGCACGAAGCGCAGGACCGGATGCTGATAGATCAGGCGCTGGAGCCCGTGCGAGATCGACCCGGGCTGGCCGGGCGTCGTGAACGTCACGTCGCGGGCGTAGTCGATCGCCTCCTTCGACAGCGCGCTCATGGTCTCTCCCTCGGTCGCCCAGCGGGCCTTGACGTACTGCCCGGCGAGGCCCACAAGCTGGTCGCGGGTCGCCCCGGGGTTCGCCGCCTTGGCCTCGTCGAAGCCGCGCTGGAAGAGCGTCTGGATCGTGTAGAGCTGGTCCTTGTAGACCAGCCGGTCCATCTGGCCCGCGACGTGCTGCGCGACCGCGTCGCCGGTCAGGCCCGCCCGCAGAGCGTCCTGCTCGAACTTGCCCTTCGCGTAGGCGCGGTAGTTCAGGTTCTTCGTGAACTCGTCGCCGGCCGCGAGAATCGCCGTCGGCGTGTTGACGACGCTCCCGAGGAAGTCGACCATCTTGCCCATCGCCGACGCGCTGGACAGGTCGAAGTTCGCCGACGAGATGGCGCGGGCCGGCGTGCCGGGGTCCTTGATCCCAACGCGGCCGTCGAGGCGGTTCTCGCCGGTCAGGCCCATGCGCTTCGCCACGCCGAACGACTCGGCGACCGAGTCCTTGAGCGCGCTGGCCTGCGACACCGTCTGCTGGAAGACCTCGTTGGACGCAATGGCCCGCTGAGCGTCGCCCTTGAGCACCGACGCGCCCTCCACCAGCTTCGCGCCGAGCATGCGCTCGACCGGCCGGTAGACCGAGTTGATGACCGGGCCGAGGACGTTCACGTCCATCGTCTTGAGGCCCGACAGGAGCGCGTTCATCCAGTATTCCTGCGTCGCCTGCCCGAAGCGGGCGAGCAGCGGAGCGCGCGAGATCGCGTGCGCGATGCGGGCGTCGCCGTTGGCGGCCGCGAGCGCCTTCTTGGCGACCTTGATCGCGTCCTCTTCGGTCATGCCCTCGCTGGCGAGGCGCGTCAGCTCGTCCATGTTCCACATGTCGAGCGGCAGCGTCGCGTTGCGGATCTGCATGGCCTGCCCCGCGCGGCCCCACTTGTTGCGGAAGCCGCGGGTGACCGCTTGCAGGTCGGCCGTGTCTTGCAGCGCCTGACGCATGCGCACCGTCAGCAGCTTCGACTCGGCCGAGCCGGCCTCCATCGTGGCGCGCTGCGTCATCAGCTTGAAGAGGTACTCGGCCTTCATCTGGAGGGCCGTCTGGACGGCGAGCAGGTGCGAGTGGATCTCGTCCGCGTGCGTCAGCAGCTCCCCACCTCGGCGCAGCAGGGCCGCCTGGAAGTACGGGCTGCTGGGGTCGGCCCCGGTGTCCTTGGCGATCTCGCCGAGGAGCGCGTTGCTCTTCGCCACCATCTCCGCGCGCGTGGTCGGCGCGAGCCCCATGTCCTCCTTGATGGACGACCCGAACAGCTCGTCGATGGTGCGAATCAGCTCGGCGGCGCCCTCCTGGCCTGTGAAGTGGGACAGGTTCGGGTCGATGCGCTTGAGCAGGAGCTGCATGCGCTCGGATGGCGTCAGCGAGCGCGGGTTGACGGCGGTGGTCTCGGTCGCGGGGACCTGCTTGGCGGCGTGCGTGAGATCCTGGCGCTGCTCCCAGGTCGTCATGAAGTCGTCGATCTGGGCCTGATTGAGGCCCAGGTTGCGCAGCAGGACCGTGCGCTTGCCGGTCAGGTCCTCGACCATTCCGTTCGGGCCGCGCATGGACTCGACCGCGGCCGCGTCGGGGTTCGACAGGTTGGGGATGTCGAGACCCTTGGCGAGGTCGGCAGAGGTCGTCTGGTCCGTCGCGCCGGGCACGCCCGCTCCATCGACAGCCTTGGGGGCCGCTTCCGGTAGCGCATCTGCCGACCCGGCGATCTCCGCCGGAGACGTGGGGCTGACCGGGTCCTCGCCCTTGAGGATCTCGGGCGTCAGGCCGGCGTCCGTCGCGGCCTTCGCCCCGGCCTCGGCTGCCGCTTCGGGGCTGCCGCCGGCCTCGCGCACCGCACGCGCCGCGCGCAGGCCCTTGAGGCCCGCCAGCAGCGAGTCGCCGACTGCGCCCAGGCCCGCGTTCTCCAGCGCCGACTTGACGCGCCCCTCGAAGAACGAGTCCCCCTCCTTGGCGGCGAGGAACTCGGTGATCGGGTTCGACAGCGCGTCGCTCTGCTGGAGCAGGTTCGACAGGCGCGACTCGTGGCCGTCCATGACGGTCCCGCCGGCGATCCCCGACGCGAGCGCGCCCTGGGCGATCTTGCCGAGCGTCGCCACGTCCTTGAAGTAGCCCAGCTTCGAGAGCTGGCCGAACGCCGGGATGAAGCCGGCAGCGAAGTCGGTCGCGCCCTCGATGAACCCGCCGACGGTCGAGTCCGACTGCCCGAGCGGGTGCGGAGCCCAGTCCGGCAGCGCATCGAACAGGACCTTGTCGCCGAGGTCGTAGACGTTGCGGACCGCGTCCGCGGCACCGCGCGGGATCGCAAGAAGAGCGTCGGTAGCGTCGAAGAACTCTCCGCCCCCGGAGCCGGAGACGCGGCCGCCCGTCTCTTGATCCAGCTCGGCCTGCATCCGGTCGGTGAAGTCGCTCACTACTTCTTCTCCTTGGTCACGACGGGCGCGTCAGGGTTCGTCCGCAGAACGGCCAGCGCCTGGGCCTTGTAGAACTGGGCGAGCCCCTCCGGCGTCTGGGGGCGTCCTAGCAGCCCCAGGAGCTTCGATTGCGCATCCCCGACCTTCCCGTCCCCGGCCCACACGTCCAGCTCGGACATCGACCGGAAGAACGGGGTCGTCATGGGGTCCACCAGTGCCGGGTCGAAGGGGAACGACACGGCCTTGGAGGCCTTGGCGGCGGACAGCGTCGAGATTGCGTCGCGGACGGCCGAGTCCAGCGGGCTGCCGGGGACGGCCTTCTTGGCGAGCGCGTTCAGCTCGCCCTCATCGAACGCGGACGCCCGCCCACCGGAGTCGGCAAAGAGGCCGGACAGGGTCGGGAGGATTCCGGCGCGCGCGCGCTCGACGTCGACGCGGGCGAAGCTGCGGGCAACGAGCGAGTCGGCGTGGTAGACGCTCGTCGCGCTCGGCGCGAACGTCAGCTTCCCGGAAACAGCGTCCTGCCACGGCACGACGAGGTCCTTCGCCATCGAGTGGGCGGCCTTCTGGACCTCCACCGGATCGAGGCCGGACTTCGACAGGCGCGCCGCTTCGGTCAGCACCGCGTCCTCGACGCCCGGCCGACGCGTGTGGAACCACGAGGACAGCGACAGCCCGTCGAGCTTCGAGTAGATGTTCGCGTCGACGATCGTCGAGCGGCCCTTGTTGAGGATCTGCGTGAACGCCGGACGCCCGGCCGTGGCGAACGCGGCGGCCGTTGCCTCGTAGTCGCTGGGGGCACCCTTCGGCGCCTCCTGGCCTTCGACGACGGCGGAGCTGATGTCCTTGCCGCCGGCGATCAGACGCTTGGCTCGCTCGCGAGCCGCGTTGCCCAGCTCCTTGACGACCTCGTCGGAGATCGTCCGAAGCGCGGCGCGCGACTTGCCGGCGATCTCGGCGGTGGGCATGCCCGGCAGCTCGGCGGACAGCCACTCGCTGTACTTGTCGGACAGCATGCGGCGCGACAGGGTGAGCATGTCGCCGAGCTGGGCCGACGCCTCGCCGGGCTTGCCGAAGTTGTCGTTGACGGCCTGCATGGCGGCCATCTGGATGTCCTGCTCGGCGGCCTTGTACTCGGAGCGGTCCTTGTACCACGTCCAGTCCGACAGGAGCGAGCTGGTGGCCCCGAACTCGCCCGCCTCCGAGAGCGTGATCGCCCCGGCGTCGGATGCGGCCTGGATCTCGGCCTCGGCCGGCTCGTGTCGCTGGAGCTTCGTGCGGATCGAGGTCGTGTACTGCTTGCGCGAGTCGACGATCTTCTGCTCTTCGGCCGCGTAATCGGCCTTGTCCTTCGCGGCCCGGTCCATCGCCCACGAGCGCACCCTGTCCTTCGCGTCGGGCTGCCCAGCGACCGTCTTGGCGAACGCGGCCGCGTCCGACACGAACGACGCCTCCTTGTCGGCGGCGAGCTGGTCGAGCGACCCGCGGAGTTCGGTCGGGACGTTGGTCGACGTCAGGGCGCGCGAGAGAGCCGCCCGCTGCGCCACGAACGCGTCGTTGCCTTCGAGGATGGGCGTGATGTCGGTGCGCGAGCGGACGTCGGCCACGACCCCGGTGTAGTCCTTGACGGACAGCTTGCCGGAGCGCAGCATCGCCTGCGCCTCCTCGATCATGCCGGTCGTCTCGCCCAGCGCGGCGCGACGGTGCATGTCCTCGGCGAGCCCCGGCGCGCTGACGTCGGCCTTCGCCTCGGCGATGCTCTTGAGTTCGGCCACGACGCGACCGGTCAGGTCGCCGTAGGTGTTCTTCGCCTGGGCGTCGGTGATGAACGTGTTGACCGCTGCCGACGGGCTGGTGCCGTCGACCTCGGCCTTCGACATGACCTGGAGCGCTTGGGTGACGGCGTCTCGAACCGTGTCGTTCTCCTTGTTGATCCGCTGGGCGCGGTCCTTGGCCTCGCGCGTTTCGGCCTCGGTCTCGTACTGCTTCCGCAGCTCGGCGAGCTTGGCGCCCGTGCGCGTGTCCTCGCCAATCGTGGTGTTGCCCGACTGGATGCGCGCCGCGTTGCGCAGGAACGTCACCGCCGAGTGCGGGTCGATCTCGTTCTCCTTCGCGGCGACGAACTCGATCGCCTGCATGAAGGCGCCGGAGACGTCCTTCATGGACCGCCCGTGCATCTGCTCGTTGGCGAGCGCGCTGAGCTGGGCGTACTGGTCGGGCGACCACACGTCGCCGGAGACGGCCCACGCGTTCATCGTCGAGGACAGGCTGTTGACGATCTGCGTGCGGCGGAAGTCGGCTTGCGCGGCGCCCTGGGCGTCGGCGGCCTGCGCCTCGAAGGAGCGGTCGATCTTCTCCTTCATGTCGGCGGCGACACGCCCGCCGTAGAAGTCCTGGAAGATCGGATGGCCGGCGATCTTGTTCCACTCGTCGGAGATGATCTTCTTCGCGTCACCGGGGGCGACGGGGTTCCCGTTCGCGTCGACGGCGGCCGAGACGCTTTCGAGCTGCGCGTTCAGGCGGCTACTGTAGCCGTTCATGAGGTCGGCGGCGGCCGTCTCGAAGAACCCAACACGCGTCCACGGGCTCGCGCTCTCGGGCACGACGCCCTTCGCCACGAGCGATGCCCAGGCGCGCTGGTTGTCCTTGCGCCCCTTCTCGGCCTCCGTCAGCGACGTATCGGCCTGCTGGAGCGCGATCGTCTTGTCGGGGCTGAGCGACTGATAGAGCTGCTTGCCGGCAACGCGGTCGCGCTCGGCCTGCTTCTTCTGCTCCGCGTCGGCGATCTGCGCCAACGTCCCGCTCAGGGGCGACAGGTCGACGACCTGCTTCATGAGCGGCGCCGGCAGAGACGGCGAGTAGTACAGGTTGACGGGCTCCGCCGCCGGGGTGATCTGGGGCTCCTGGAGGCCCAGGTCTACTTGGGGTCGCTTTGCCATTGGTCAGCCGTAGGGGTTCTGGTTGTTCTGCGAGTTCCAGTTCATGCGCAGGTACTGGGACGCGGCCTGGATTCCGTTGTTGATCCAGTCGGGACCGAGCGGGGTCGGGCGCTCGCCCGAGTTGATCTGCGCCTGCTCACGGATGGCAACGGCCTTCATCTCCAGCTTGAACTGGTCGTCGAGGAAGGCCTGATTGCGGACGACGGTCTGGACGTAGTCGGCTTCGTGCCGGGCGAAGTCCTGGGTTAGCGCGGAGGCCGTGTTGCCGGCCACGTTCGACTCGGCCATCGACGTCGTCAGCGCCCCCTGCGCCAGCGTGGACTGCTGGTGCGCGTCCTGGATCGCCTTGGCGGCCTTCGCGTGCTCCTCCTCCTGACGGCGCTGGAGCTGCGTGTAGGACGCGAGTGCGTTCTGCTCGGCCGAGTCCTTATTGAGCGCGTAGACCCGGTTGTTGTACTTGGCCTGCTGCTTGGCGTTCTGCGCCTGCGAGACCGTTTGCGCCGCGAACTGCGTGGTGGCGATGGCGACGGGATTGCACATGGTTCTACACGACCTTGACGAACTCGATGAACTCTCGGCCTTCGGCGCCGAAGTGGGGGATCTTGCGGAGCAGCGTGAAGCCCAGCCACTTGAGCCAGATGATGTGGAGGCCGTTGCGCGCGTCGATGAAGTTGCCGACGACATCGTAGCCGGCGCAGACCTCAGCGAGGCGGGCCTTCGACTCGCGCAGGAACTGGGTCTTGTGCGGGTAGATCCCGTCCGTCCCGAGCAGCCAGATGCTGCCGGTCCTGGGCGTCCCCTCGCTGCCGACCGGGACGACGCCGAACATGGCGATGGGCTCGTCGTCCGCGCTGTCAGCTGCCGTCAGGCACGGGCGCGACTCGGTGAAGCCGACGCCGAGCGCCTTGAGCGGGTGAATGCCCAGGCCGGCCTGGATCTCGTTGAGGTCAGCCTTGCGCAGCTTCGGCGCCATCGCATGGATGTCCGAAACGACGGACGGGCGGACGATCAGGACAGAGTGTCCTGCCCCGCCGTTGGAATTGCCTGCACTTCCCACTCAATGCCTCCGATCTTGAACGGCAGATGGCTGGAGCTGCTGAGGACGACCTGCGCCTCCTTGGCGAGACAGTGGACGCCGAAGCGGTAGGTGTCGGTCTTGAACACGAGCTGTCCTAGCGAGGTCGGGGTGTCCAGCGTCGGCGCGTAGGACTCGGTGTAGGCCGACCGGCGGAACGGCGTGATCGAGAGGTCGAACGCCCCCGTGTCGCTGAACGACAGGGTGGCCCGGTCGATGGTCAGCCGGATCGACGGCTCGGGCGAAAGCTGGTTGCTCTTCGAGTACGGGTTCTGCGTCTTGGAGAACGGGCGAGAGAACTCGAACAGCGCCGCGATCGGGAAGCCAATCCACACGGGGACGTTGCTGTAGTCGCCGGAGGCCGTGATCGTCCCGTTGAGCTGGCTGATCGACTGAACGGCGACCGCGGTGCCTCCATTCTGGCCGAACGCGGACGAAGCGCGGGTGACGATCTTCGGCGTCTCGGTGATGTTCGGCAGGATGCTCGGGGTCCACGACCACGTCGTCACGCCGGCCGAGAAGACGCCCGGGATGCTCGTGTCGGGGCCGGCCTTGACACGGCGGTCGAGACGGCAGACGTAGTTCGTGTCCGGGTCCGACAGCCCGTCGGCGACGACCATCTTGTAGAGCGTCGCTCCCTGAGCCGTCTGGACGACGATGTAGAGCGTGTTCTCGATCCACTCAGTGCCGAGCACGCGGGCGTCGCTGCCGAAGGTGTAGATCGACCACGCCGACTGGATCTGGGTCGTGTCGTCGAAGGCGAAGTTGTAGACGTACAGCTTCGTTCGGTCGCTCTTGGCGCAGAGCGTCAGCATGCCGGAGAGCGAGCTGGCCGAGAAGAACAGAGGCTCTCCGGGGATGTACCGCGGGACGTGCTGCGTGACCTTGTACGACTCCAGGCTGTCCACTTGGTCCATCGGCACGAGGATACCGACGTTCGTGTAGTCGCCGTTGGGGCTCGCGTAGAAGAGGCCCTTCGTGGTCGCCACGGGGCGGCAGTACCTGTGCGACTCGAACTCGTGGATTGGGACGACCTGAACCGTCTTCGGGGTCAGCGTCGGGTCTCCGGAGAGGACGAAGTGCGTCAGCTCCGAGAACAGCACGAGCCGGTCGTGGTACGGGACCGCGTGGTTGACGCTGACGACGCGCGTGTGTGGGACGGCGAGGTCGATCGGGTCGTTGTCGGGAACGACGAGGACGGTGTTGCGGAAGAAGTTGAAGAACCGCGACACCTCGCTCATCACGACGTTCTGCCCGGCCGCGAGGCCGAGCCGGTTCTTGAAGAAGAAGATGTCGTTGAGCGTCTTGCCGACGAAGCTCGGCAGCGGGTTGGTCGTGTCGTCCCCGACCGCGCGATCGGTCCACGTCACAGGCGCCCACTCGAAATACTTGGCGTTGGCCGTGCCAGTCACCGTCCCGAAGCCGTCGTCCTGCTTGCGCACGAGCTTCCACGGCATCGTGCTGCCATCGAGGGTCGTGTACGCCCCGGGTTGGATCGTTTCAACCCAGTGGCCGGGGCCGAACACGCCGGACGTGTCGGAGACGAACTTGACGTAGTAGTCGTCCGCGTTGGTGTCGACAGCACCCTGGACCTTGGTGACCATGCCATCGTCCATGACGAGCGGCAGGTCGTCGAGTGCGCTAGTCCCGGTCCAGACCTTGAGCAGGTCGCGATCCCCGTCGCTGGAGCCGACGGTCACCTTCTCGATGTTCGTCGCGGAGCGAGTGATCTTGACGACCGAGCCGACACGCGAGGCCGCCCAGCCGTCGGCGGCGATGCCGTTGCCCGAGTAGTCGACGCCGTTCTTTGACGTGACCGCGTTGGTGCTGTTGATGCGGTCGCAGATGTCCTGCGCGACGTCCTCGGTCGAGACCGTCTTGACGCAAGGAGAGGCGTAGGCGTTCCCGTCCCAGGTCTGCGACGTGAACGTATTGTCGGTTCCACCGGACTTCTTGAGCGTGACCGTGTAGGTGCGGTTGTAGTTGCCCGCGCGCACGAACAGGTAGCACGTCTTGGTCAGGTCGACGGCCGTCGCGGTCGCTGCCGTGCGCGCGGTCGTGATGCGCGTGTTGAGGAGGAACGTGTAGTCGGCGATCGTCAGGGCCTTGAGGTACTTGCTCTCGGGGTAGACGTAGTCGCCCGGAGCGGCCGAGGCGTCGACGCGGGCGCCCCACGCGTGCATGAAGCGGATCGCGCTGGCGTTGAAGTCGGCCATGCGGATCTTGATGCTCCGCGCGTTGCCCACCGCCGTCGGCGCCGTGGACCCGATGCCGGGCGTCATGGTGATCGACGCGCGCCACCAGGTGTTCGACAGGCGCGTCACCGCGCTCGTCGCGCCACCTGTGGTGGACCCGACGGACAGCGTGCCGGACGCCCACGAGAACGCGGCCGTGTGCGTCGCGGGGCTGGAGTCGTCGTTCAGCTCCAGCGTGAAGCCCGTCGACATCGTTCCGACGGCGACGTAGCGGACGTAGACCGAGAAGGTGTTGGGGCCGGTGGCGAAGACGCCGACCACCTGCGAGTACGTGCCCCCGGCGACGGCGCCAACCTTCGAGCCGATGACCTTGGCGGTCCCGTACCCGAGCGGGCCGACGACCGCCGTGCCCGACGGCGTCGACGCGTCCGAGCTGAGGGTCCAGTTGGGCGACGTGAAGTCGACCGGCGACAGGACCGAGTTGGCGACCTCCAGCGAGAGGTAGGTGGAGAAGTCGGGGGTCCACGGGCCGGAGGGACCCTTGACGGGCACCGACACGCCGTTGACGTCCCAGACCTTCACCGACTGGTGCCGGAACTCGACGATGTAGCGCTCGTTCGGGTCGCGGTTGATTACGTGGTAGAGCGGGTCGCTGACGCCAGCGAGACCGCCGATGTCAGCGATCCACTCGGTCGGGTAGCGGGTCACGAGACCCTCCAGCAGGCTCGACCGGGCGTTCTCCTGCCGCGATCCTTGCCCCATGAGGCGGATCGAGTCGGGCTGTTGGGAGACTCCCTGAACGAGCCCGAAAGCCTGGATGGTCTTCTTCATGCTCAATACTTGAGGGACGAGCCGGGGAGGCGTGGGTAGTTGCGGTCGATGACGCGGAACGCGGCGTAGCTGTCGAACACGGTGGCGATGTTGGCGTCCGACTCGTGCTGGCGCAGGAAGCGCAGCGCGTCGATCTCGTCGCGCGCGGTGTACGCGTGCCCGGTCTGCGAGCGGTTGGTGCGGTCCTGGAAGATTCGAGCCGAGCGCACCGTGACGTACCGGCGGAACGGCTCGGGCGTCTGCTCGAAGTCGTAGATCGTCACGACGATCGCTTCGAGGTCCATGCCGATGACGAACGTGTGCGCCTGCTTGTCGTAGAGGCGCGAGGTGCCCGAGTCGTCGCGGATCGTGATGTCCTTCGACGGGTACTTGAACTTGTCGACCGCCAGCCGAGCGCAGTTGGCGGGCACGGCGATCTTCCCGCTGCCGTCCTTCGCCAGCGTGGTCTTCTCCATGTTGAAGTGCCAGCCGCGCATCTGCGTTTCAAGGTCGATCTCGTTGAGGATGGCGAGCGCTGCGGTGGCGTCGGCGGGGATGCTTCCGGTGATCGTCGAGACGGGAAGCTGGCCCACGGCGGACAGCATCCGATTGACCGCGTCGAGGCGGGTGGTGATGGTGACTGCGGTCATGCGCGCTGCTCCAGGGAAAGGAAAAAAAGGCCCCCGCCCAGCGTGGGGCTGAGCGAGGGCCTGTGTAGTTGGCTGCGGGTCTACCCCGCCGCCACTAGGCGATCTTGAGTTCGACGGCCGCTTCGGGGCGCAGGATGCCCATGCCGATCATGAGCTTCGCCACGACGAGGTCGGCCTGATACTCCAGCATGTATGCCTGCTCGACGGTCAGGCCGCGGAGCTGCACGACGCCCAGGGCGGACTTGTGGAAGGCCACGCCGCGGGTGTTCGTGAAGTCGCCGTAGTACACGTTGCCGTTCGCCGACGCAGCGCCCGTGCCGAAGAACGTGTCGCCCGAGGCGATGTTGACACCGTTCGGGAGGTGGTTCGACGGGAGCACGATGAAGCCGGCGACCATGCCGCCGACGATCGTGCCGCGACCCCAGTCGGCGAGGCCGCCGGCGACCATCGGGTAGCTGGTCTGGAACTGCGGACCCTGCGAGGTCGTCACGGTCAGCGGGAAGACCGCCGGGTTCTGGTACGCGACAGCCGTGGCGCTGGTGTTGTAGATCGCCTGCACGGACGGGTCGCGGATGATGTTGTAGAACATCGCCGGGGTGACCACGCAGTAGCGCTCGTCCTTGGGGACGTCGTTCTGGTCCAGGATCTGCGCGCTGGAGAACAGCGCGTTGATGAGGTTCTGGCCCTGCGTGCCGAGGTTGGCGTCGGTGACCGAACCGCCCGACGCGATGGCCGTGCCCGAACCGTTGGTGAGGTTCGACGCGGCACGGGCCGCCAGGATCGTCGTGTTGAGGGCGAGCTGGTCGTACCGCTTGGCGAGCGCGCGGCCGAGTTCGGTCGAGTAGACGCTGCGGAAGTCCCAGTGGGCGACCGCCTCGTCCCAGTTGTCGAGCAGCACCGCCGAGATCAGGCGGTTGTCGACGTAGATCAGACGCTCGTTCGTGGCGATGGTCGAGGTGAGGGTACCTTCGACGATGTTCACGCCCGGCGTGTGGTAGAACGCGCCGGCCTTCCCGGTGTTCGGGAACGTGGCGACCTTGCCGGCCGAGATCGACCGCACGGTCACGATGTCCTGCATGACGTTCGAGTCCTTGAACGCCGCGATGACCTCGCCCGCGAAGAGCTTGAGGAAGTTGACCGTGGCCGAGCCGGTGACGTTGGCTTGACCCGGACGAACGGGAGTACCTGCCATGTGAAGATCCTAGTGACTGTGGTTTCGTTGAGGGGTTTCGACGTGTGTCGAGCTGCCTCCACATGCTCACTCGGCCTGCTTCGGCGTGTTGTCGGGCGCACCCGGCACGCTGCGGCTTTCGCTGCTCTGGGGAATCTGCTCTGCCGCGCCAGCGGAGCCGCTGACGGCGGTGTAGGGGACCCGGGCTGTCGTGCCCGGGTCAGGAACGCCCGTATTTCAGTCCTCGGGAAAGGACCAGGAGGTCGCCGGCGCGAGACCGACGCCGGCCATGACACGCGGTGCGTGTCCTAGCAGGCTCACGGCTGCGGCGGGCGGAAGGTGAGAGCGACCCCGAGGCGCTTGGAGAGGGCGTCAACCTCGCCCGGCCGGAACAGCGAAGCCGTCCAGTACGGGAGCGGATCGACGCCGAGCACGCCGCGCTCGTGCAGGTTGAGGGTCCTGCTCGTGGCGGCCCACTCGTTCTTCTTGAGATCGAGCGGGTAGGTCAGCGGAAATCCGCTGCCCTTCATGAAGATCCCTGCTTCGCCGTTGAGGTCGCCGAGCGCGAGGAACGTCGAGCCGTCGGTGCGCGCGTCGCCGTTGCCGGAGACGGTAGCGAAGCCGACGAACGAGTCGACGCCGGCGGCCGCGCAACCGAAGGACAGGACCAGGAGGGACAGAACGAGGAGGAGGTTGGTGATTCGGCGCATGGTGGGCTCAGAAGTTCGAGGCGGAGATGCGCTGGGCGATCATCTCGCGGTAGGCACCGTCCTGGCGGTAGAGCGGGCTGCGGATGGCCGCGACCATCTCCGCCTGAGAGCGGAACGGGGGGATTCCGTGCGACGCCTGCGGGGAGCCCGAGACGAGCGTCGACGGCTCCTGGCTCGTGGCGGCGCGCCACTGGGCCGCGAGGCCCTTGACGGCCCACAGGATCTGCTCCTTGGAGCCCGAGTTGAACGCCGCGTCGATGACCTTCGCCTCGGCGGCCGGGATGTTGGAGGCGGCCCACTCGCGCATCGCGTTGTACTGGTCCTCGCCGCCGACGATCGCGTGGGCCTCGGAGATGACGGCACCCTTGATCGCGCCCTGGCCGGCGATGTAGGAGTCGACCATCTCCTTCGGGATGCCTAGGGCCGCCAGCTCGGCGTAGCTGGCCGGCGACAGCTCGCCGACCGCGGAGACCTCCTGATTGTAGCGCGAGAGCGCGTCGGGGGTGATCCCCTTGATTCCGGCGGGCGTCTGCTGCTCCGTGGCGGGCTTCTGCTCGCCCGGCTTCTGATCCGCCGGAGGCGTCTGCGGGGCCGGCTTCGGGGCCTTGAAGGCCGCCAGCTCGGCCTTCGCGGCCGCCAGCTCGCGCTCGGCGTCGCTGTAGGACTTGGCGAGGTCCTCGCCGCCCTTGAACTTGGACGGCAGCCACGCGGGGCGCTCGTCGGCGGGCGGCTTGCCGGACGCGGTTGCGGGGGTGCCGGGCTTGAACGCGCCGGCCGGGGCCGGCATTTCCTCTTCGACTCGGTTGACTTCGGTCATGGTCTCATTTCTGGGTAGGGGTCGGGACGGCCGCGCGGCTCAGCTCCAGACCGGCCTGGATGGCCGTCTCGATCAGGGCCGACTGGGCCTTGCTCGCGTCCGCGGCGTCCTTGGTGGACACCTCGGAGTGCCAGTGGAGGGACATGGTCGAGCCGTCCTGGTTCGACGCCTCCAGCTCCATGTCGACTGGGCCGGAGAGCCACGAGCGGCTCAGGCGGCCCTCGAACTGCTTGGTCGTGGGGTTCCACACGACGCTCGCCTGCGTGCCCGGCATGACGCACGAGCTGGCCGCGGCGAGGGCGAGAAGGGCCATCGCGCCGGCCCCGGCGTAGAGGAGGTTCTTGCTCATCGAGGGGTCTGGGGCGTGTTGCCTTGCTGCCCCTGCTGAGCCATCTGGCGGATGACCTCGGGGCCGAGCTTGTGGACCATCTGCTGCATCTGGAGCGCGGAGTTCTGCTGCGCGACCTCGTCGGCCTTGCGGATCATGCCGTCGTCGCGCAGACCCTTCGCATTCAGGTAGCGCAGGATCGTCACGCCCGGGTTCAGGTACTGGGCCAGCACAGGCGGCGTCAGGATGGTCGACAGCGCGGTCAGCGCGGATTCGAGCTTGTCAGCGTCGGTGCCGCGGCCGAGCGCCTCGATGCCGGCGACGATCGATGGCGTGACGAGATCCTTGGGGATCTTCGGCAGCTTGCCGGCGGACGTCATGCGCCGCTCCAGGAGCCGAACGATCGGGAGCTGGAACTCCTGCGACAGGAGCGAGTACATCCCGCCGAGCCCGCGCTCCAGCTCTTGAGCGACCCAGCGGATCTCCGTCGCGGTCACGCGCTCGCCGTTGCGCTGGACGGCCGTGTTGAGCAGGAACGCCAGACTCAGCCGCTGCTCCAGTGCCTCGGCCGACTTCGCGGCGATCTGCATGTCGGCGAACTTGTCGAGCTGGACGGCCTTGACGTCCTCGGGCAGGCCCGGGAAGTACGCGCCGTTGGGCTTGCCGGCAAGCTCCTCGATGTCCGTCTGCCCGGCCGGGTTGACGGCGAACAGGATGCGCGCGGCCGCGGCGGCGGCCTCGACGATGGACTGGGAGAGACCTTCGAGCGACTGGAGGTCGCCGAGGTAGTCCTCGGTGTGGCTGCGGGCGTAGGGCTCGCCGCTGACGACGTTGCCACGGATCGGGATGTAAGGCACCTCGTCGACGAGGTACGACGCCTCCGTTCCGGGGATCATACAGCCGCACAGCTCCTTCTGGACGCGGTAGCGCTTGCCGTCCTCGGTCCGCTTGACGTGCGTGTAGATTTCGGCGAGGTCCTCCGTGGCTCCGACGGCCTTTGCCTCGGCCGACGTGTCGTTCGGCCGCATGGACATCCAGTGGGCGTAGGTGACCGGGTCCAGGGACGCCGGCTGGAGGCACTCGCGCGTGATTAGCTCGCACCACTCGCCGCCCGAGTCGCGCACAACGACGTACTCGTCGATGTGGTAGACGCGCATGCGGTTGTTGGCGGAGGGCCAGTAGATGCAGCAGTTGCCGGCCAGCACGAGGTGGCGGAGCGCCTCGTTGGCATGCGCGCGGAACCCGCTGGACTCCATCTCCGAGAGCATCGCGTCCTCGGCCTTGCGCAGATTGGACTCGACCTCTTCGCGCACCGGCGCGCCCAGCTTGTCCAGCAGGTAAGGCTCGACCTTGTACTGGAAGAACGACTCGTTGGGCGGGAACAGCGAGAGCAGCAGCGCCGACCCGAGGTGGTTGACGCCTCGGGCGCCGACCGACTGGAACGGCTTGCCGAGGTCCATGCCGTTGTGGTTGTCCGTCGGCAGGACCATCCACGGGATCGTCAGGGCGGCGCAGTCGCGCGCCCGGCGCAGGTAGGGCTCGCGGAGCGGGACGAGCTGCTCGTACCGCGACCGGACGGTCATGGCGGTGTCGGTCATGGGCGATCTACGGCGTGTTCAGCGACTGGAACGGGATGATGAGCGAGTTCGTCCCCATGCGCGCGGCGAGCGCCTGCGCGTCCTTGAGGCCCTTGGGCGCGCCCAGCTCCTGGGCGGTCGGGTTCGGCGCCTCGGGCGCGGGCGGTGCCTTCGTGGGCGTCGGCGGTCCGGGGATGTCGGGCATCAGGAAGCCGCTGGCGCCGAGCGTGGCGATGTTCAGGGTCTTGCTGCTGGGGACGCACATTGGACCGACTCCTTCGACGTCTGCTTCTCGTACTGGTGCCTGAGCGCCGCCACCACGGCCCGCTTGCCCATCTCGTGGGCGTTCTTGAGCGGGTCCGCCGAGAACTTGGGCTCGGGAAACACGGCTTCGAGCCACGCCATGAGGGCCGGAGAGACCGCAGGGCACGCGAGCGCGGGTTTGGTAGGCATCCTAGCGGGCACCAAATGGAGGCGCCCAGGAAGCCTTAGGGCCACCCGGGCGCTCGGAGCTTGCGTCCGCGAGGACGTCAGGTGTCAGGTCAAGGCTTCAACTCGAACGTCACCGTCGACTTCCCGAACTCGGTCGACGCGACGGCCGAGGGGGTACCACACGGCGAGGTCCAGAAGACGCCGCCGGTCGTGAACTCGCCCTTGACGTGGACGCGGCCGGACGCTCCGACGAACTTGGCACAGAAGGCCGCGTCGGTGATCGTGTACGCCGACGTCACGGTGATGTAGTTGTCTCCGAACGACCAGCTGCTGGTGCCGGCGAAATCGAGGACCCCGTCGTACTGCGGGACGGAGTGCGAGTACGAGATCGGCCCGCTGTCGTCGAGACCGATGTCGGGAAGCGCGGAGTACGTCGACGTGCCCGACACGAAGATGTCGAGGTTCTGGTCGGTGTCGTAGTTCTCCACGCAGGTCGCGTTCACGAGATTCTCGACAGCGGCCCAGTTCCAGTACGTGGTCGACGACGTGACGACCACGGCCGAACACGAGGAGACCTTCGGGAACGAGGTCTCCTTCGCGTTGGACGGGTTGCTCGGGTCGATGTGGACGTAGGGCGCGAAGTAGCCGGAGTTCGGGTCCTCCATCACCAGCGAGAAGGTCGGGTTGGTGGCGACCGGCGCGGCGTTGGCGGTGTTGTTGCTCGACGTCGCCACGAGCGAGAGCGTGGCGATCAGGGCGATGGCGATGAAAGACAGGAATCGGCGGATGTTGTTCATGCGGATGGTTCCTTGGGTTCAGGGACAGGAGACGGTAGAGCCGAGGAGGTGCTGAGACCGAACTAGGATTCGGTCAGGGGCTCATCGTTGTACTTGCACCAGCGGGAGTGCTTGCCCTCGCCGCGGCAGAACGAACAGCCGCCGACGAAATGCGCCACAGGCGCCGGCGGAGCGGTGTTCCCAGCCGTGCCTACCACGAACTCCCCCTGAGGGGTGATGATCGTCGATCCGGCGGGCAGCATCGAGTCGAACTGCTCGGAAGCCTTCACCAGAGAGTCGAGAAGCCCAGTGCTCGTTCCCACCGACTTCATCTCCGCTCCGCCGCGCGGCCCAAGCGAGTACGGGATGTCTACCAGCGTGATCGGAAGCCGACCCTGGCGGACCTCCTCCAGAGTCCACATGATCCCCTGGACGTTCCAGATTGCCGCGGTCAGGTGGTCTTCGTCTTCGAGGCCCTGCTTCGCCTTGAGGAGGTGGCGGAGGGCGGAGTCGTAGAAGCGGCTGAGGGGCTGGCCTCGCTGCCAGTTGTTGTCGCCGTACTTGCGGGCTCCGTTCTCGAAGTGCCGGGCGAGCCTTTCGAGGAGGAGCGTCGGGATGAGGTCGAAGCGGCCTTTGCCGTCGCGGGTGTCGCGGACGGAGCCGGTGTCGAACTCTTGGCGTTTGCCGGAATCTCGGACGGAGTCGAAGGCGGTTCCCATAGCTTGACTTGGTAGGTCTCCTTGTTATAGTCTCCGTAGCGCATGATGTGCGCCACGCGCGCGTTGAGGAGGGCGATGTCCTCCCCCAGCCCCTTCTGGGCGAACAACCGAACTACGGTTTTCCACTGTGCGTGGTGCGGAAGGTTGAACAGGGCGGCCCACGCGCGCTTCTCGCCGATCCCAGGGCAGCCCTTGTACCCATCGACCGCGTCGCCCGTGAGCGTCTGGATCAGGTGGTACTGGTCCGCCTCGTACTCGTTGATGACCCTGACTCCGCGCTCGGGGTGGCCGGGGTTGTAGAGCCGGCCGGGTACCGTCTGCATGTCCTTGTCGATGGACACCATGATGCGGTTCGTGTCAGCCAGCATCGGGCTCGTCATGTAGAGCCCGAGCACGTCGTCGCCTTCGAGGCCGGGGTACCAACGGAACGGATAGGTCGACTCGGCGTGCTCGCGGAGCTGCCAGAACACCTTGGGCTTCGCGGACGGGCGGTTCGCCTTGTAGACCTTGCCCCACAGCTCCTTCCTCCAGTTGCGCCGCGGGTCCGACAGGCAGAGCAGGATCTTCGTAGCCTTGAGCTTGACGATCAGGTCGCGGATCTCGCCGTCGAGCGTGTCGCGAGCGCGCCCGTAGTCGGCCCCCGTGGCGAAGACTTTGCCGAAATCGAAGGTGCGCTGGGCGCCTTGCGACGCGCGCCACAGAAGAACGTCGGCGTCGATCAGGAGCAGGGTCTGCTTGATGGTCATGTCAGGAGCATCTCGTTCTCGACGTTGAGGGTCTTGCGCGTCCACACGGACGCCCACGCGACCTCGAACACTCGCCCGCTCGGGTCGACGCACATGAGCACGTCGAAGGAGCTGCTGGAGTAGATGTGGTTCCGGGTGTGGACCCGGAGGTCCTTGCCGCGACAGTGCGCGGTCTTCACCTGCACCGTCACGAAGCGCTTGCTTCCGCGCGGCCGGTACACGAGGTCGACCGGAGTGTTCGCCTTGACGGGCCAGAAGACTTCGTGCCCGAGTTCGATCAGGCGGGCCGCAACGACCAGCTCGGACACCGACCCGCGCGAATCAGTGGGTCTCGGCCCAGGTCTCTCCGACCTTGTACTCGCCGTCGAGCGGGCACGAGAGGCCGAGGTCCTTGCCGGCCTGGATGATCGCCTGCCGCGCCGCCTTGCCGACGTCCTCCGCGATCTCGGGCCTGCACTCGATCTGGACCTCGTCGTGGGCTTGGTGGACTTGGGCATAGTCGACTTGATGGCGAAGGCCGCGCGCTTCGAGGATGCGGTGCAGGTTGACGACGGCGCACTTCATGACGATCGCGCCGGTTCCTTGGAACAGCGTGTTGAGCGCCGCGTGCTCGGAGCGAACGTGCAGCAGCCGGCCGTCGGGGATGCGCAGGACCTTGTTGCGAACGGCGGCATGCTTGACCGACGTGAAGAGCTTTGCGTAGGCCGGCACGTTGCGGAAGAACCGCTCTCTAGCCGCCTTCCCTCGGGCCGCGTTCCCGCCGAGAACCTTCCCGAGCTTCGTGTTGCCGGCGCCATAGATCAGCGCGTAGATGAACGTCTTTGCCTTGTCGCGGTCGTCGAGTCCGGCGGCCACGCGGTTTCGCTCATGCGGGTCGGACTCGGTCACGACCTTCGCGTAGGCGCCCCCGTCGTACTTCGCCAGGAAGTGCGCCAGCATGCGCAGCTCCAGA